GTTGGAGTCTAGAGTTCCTGTAGCTTGTAGCAACATTCTCTCAAAGTCTTTAGCAGTTGCAAGGTTGTTTGGGTCAGTTTGACCAAACTTGAATGGATAAAGAATCTCGCTCGGTGCGCCATTGGTAAGAATAGCTTTTCCGGGCTTTACCTCAAACTTCATGCCCCTTGGCAAACGAGTTGCATCCATCGCAATCATGGGGGAAGTGCTTAATGCCAGTGAATCCAAGTGACTGCGAGTCTGTGCATCAATGGCTTTTTGCATATTGAATGCTTTTTCCACTGTGCCACGACCCAATAAACGATTAGGAACGGTATCGTCTTGATAAGACAGAACTGGCCTATCCTTCATCATGTAAGGATTTTCTTCAGCCTTTAACAGCATTCCATCATTAGCAATCACGACAATGGCTTCAACCATGTCGGTGTAGTCTTCAGCCGCTGAGTTTTCAGGAAACAAGTCAACAATGTCCTTGTTTTCTTCTAAGTTGTTCAGGTACTCACGAGGCACAAGACCGTAATAGGTCAACAGCAATACCTTCTCATCTTGGTACTGGCTAATCTCTTGTGTAGCTTCAAGGTCAGTATCTTCACTGGCAGTACCAATGTCCACCTTGCGGTAGATACCCTTCTCAATGCCTTGCACAATCTTGTGAATACTCACGTATTTCTCTATCGCCACGCCCATACAGTCATCGACCGTAGTACCGTTGGGGTCGAACAAAAAGTTCTTGGGATTGATAGGATTGATCTTGACAGAGATTCTGTCTCTTTCCATCACACCAATTGCGGCTTGACCCATCTGATTAGGGATAGGACGAGTTGAGGGAACATACTCGGTTTCAGTCTTGACAATAATCTCGCCTATGCCTGTGCCATAGATTTCAGCCATCAATTCGATCTGATCGATAGCTTTTCTGATTTTGTCCTTCTTAAAGTCTTCAGTCAGTTGAGCCTTAATCAACTCAACATCAATAGCCACACCGTTCACATCTTGGATATTGTCCTCAATGTCAAAGAAGTCGCCTTGTCCAAAGATAGCTTCCATGATCTCAGCGTGACGAGTCTCAACTGCTTGCTGAGTGGCAGGGGTAACGATACGGCTACGCTCTGACTCTCTTGTCTTGTCTTCAGCCGCCCATTGACCACGGAAGATGCGTTCGTACTCTAGGTAGGCGGGAAGGTAATTAGCATCACGCCAATCTCGCCACTTGTCGCAGTGGCTAGTGATGAAATCGGTCAGTTCTTTATCAGCCTCAGTAGGCTCATAAAATTCATTCTGTTCTAGTTTGACTTCTTTATCTGTTGCCATATTGTTACCTTATAGATGAACCGATTGTATTTCCAAAGGGGTCGGTAAATGTGGGGGATTCAATTTGAGTAGGTGTTACCTTTTGTGATGCCCTAATTGCATCCTGAAATGGTTGTTGAAACATTGGCGGCATTGAATAATCAGATAAAGCCTTTTCAACACTGCCAGCTTCCTCAAGAGTATCAATCGCTTGCCTGATAAGTTGATTGCTTTGATCTGAACGAAATTTACCTTGAATAGCATTTTCCATCGCAGAAATATCGTATTTGTTGCTCAAGTCTTCAATAACCGCAACAGGTACATTCTTTTCGCCCAACAATCGTAATGCTTCAAGCCTATGTTGCCCCTCAAGAACATTTCCAGAGTCATCAACAATAATTCTGGAAATGTACCCTTCAGGACTAGAAATCTTGTCAGCTAGTTCTTTGACCCTTCTTGCTTCTGTTGGGTCACTCATTCTCACGCCACCAGTTAACTGGTCAATAGGAATAGTTTTATTCCCACCCAATTTGCCATAGTTAAAGGTGGCATCCATCACCTCATAAACATCATCAGTTGGAGGTTTAACAGGCAATGCGGCTTGTTGGGGGTAGGGGGATTGTTGTGATACTGTTTTTGGCTTTACCTTTGCCACCAAATCGTTTATTTTGCTAATCGCAAAATCAGTATCATGTCCACCATCTTTAAACATATCTAAATCAAAGTTTGGATCAGGTTTTGGATTTGTAAAAATTTGTCTATTTTGATGAGGTAAGTCTGTTGAATGATCTGAGAATCTGAATTGCATTGGGTAATCAAAATCACCTTTGCCAGTTTGAATTTCTAAATATGCGCTATTGGTTGTTTTGGATTTATTTATTGTGTAGGGTACGTTTAACTTATCCAAATATGCGGCTACTTCTTTTGCTTTGCCATAAGGAGTTGTATTTTTAAAGCCTGTAAATTGTGATGTGTTTGATGCAATGCCTTTACCAACATCCTTAATACTCATCCCAACAGGCATACCCTCAGTGGCACGAACAGCACGACTTGCCAATCTACCCACCACAGGCGCAAAAGGCGCAACATTCATTGCCGCATTGATTGTTTCTTCTTTAGGGCGCAAGGTCATACCAGCACCAGAGAACAACGAATCCCCATACGACATACGCTCAAGCGTCTTAGGGATGCCAGTGCCATAAAGAAACTCAGCCGCACCTTGCATCTGTTGAGTTCTTTGGGGCGCACTCATGTACTGCAAAGGCAGATTCACAATATCGGAGAATAATCCCAATATGGGACTTCTCGGAGTTGCCTTCATCTGATCTGCCATTTAAACCCCGCTAATGATGTCGATTGGTTGCCACTCGTCTTCATCATCTGCCTCAAAGTATGAGGTTATAGACAACTGATCTATATAACTTAACGCATCAGGAAGATCGTCATGCACCCCTTGGGATGGGTACATTAACAACTGGTCAACAAACTCCGACCAATCCTCATCCTTGTTAAGCACGATTCTGCCATGCTCAAAGCGTCCTTGCAATGCCCAAATGATTCGATCTGACTTCTTGCGATTCCCATGCGTCAAATCCACAATATGTGCATACACATTGGATTTTCGCATTAAATCAGACAAATAGGGAAGTACCGCATTTTTTAATGCCCCACGCTCAATCCCAATGCTTAAAGGCCTGTAGTCCCTGATCGCTAACAAGATGTTGGCGGCAGTGGTGCGGATGTCCCACCGCCCGAACTCAATCTTCTCAACATACCACTTGCCGTCCTCTGTCACCTTCACCACCGCAATGGCACTCTGGTCTAGCCTCTTCTTGGAGTTGGCGGCTTGCTTTGCCACCTCCTCAAACCCCGCCAAGTCCACCGCTATGAAGTATGAACCCTGTTCAGGTATCTCCCCATACTTCAGCCACTCCTCCTTGAACACATCTGAGCCAGCATTATCGAAACTGGCTAGGTATTCTTGCTTGAACGCAAAGGAACTCAAGGTTTTCTTGGCAGATTCAATCTCTGTAGGGTCGATAAGTGGGTTATCTTTGGTGGTGAAATGCCAACTTTTCCAATCAGGGTCTTCACCCTCTTGCCCCAAGTTGTACAGGTCATAGAACCAGTTACGCCCCTTGGGTGTCCCAATGAACATCGCTCTGCCACGCTTGTCGGAGAGTGAAGCACGAATGACCTGTTCCCAAGTCTCAGGCTTAATGTCGGCAACCTCGTCCAGTACAGCGTAAGTCAAAGACACGCCCCGCAAAGTGTCGGGTCTGTCTGACCCCCTCACATATATCTTTGCCCCATTAACCAAGGTCACTTCCATGTTGTTCACATGGCTACTGGTGATGATCTCTCGCCCAATGTCCAGCAAAACATCCCAAATGATCTGTCTTGCCTGACCCTGAGTAGGGGCAACATAAAGCACAGCAGAGCCAGCGGGGCAGTTCAACCCCTCAATCAGTAGCGTAGTGACTGCTAACCTAGACTTACCGCATCTACGCCCCGCCACCACAACCTTGAACCTCGTCTTGTCGGCATACACCTCCTGTTGCCAAGGCAATAGCGCAAAGTTCAGATCAGCCATTCTTAGCCTCTACATCCTGTATGTCATCTGGCTCAATTTTCGTTGGTGAGACTACTGGTGCGCCTATGCCTGTGATATTGATGTGGATTGCACTCCTCTGGCTCTTATCCTTTTCAAACATGGAGACAGGCAGTGTGCGGTCAACGCACATCTTGATAGCCGCCATTTGAGCAGGGTGATTGTCGTTTAGCGCAATGGAGATCATCTTCTCAACAACATCCTTACCGCTAGACTTGATAAGCATATCTTTCAAGTCCTTGATTCTCTGGCTGTCAGTCTTGGGTAGGGCAAGGTCAGGATTCCTTGCGTACTCCTGTATCTGACGCTTTAATCCATAGATACCCTTGGGTCTGCCAGCTTTCTTCTTCTCTGGCTGTGGGGCTTCATCTTGGATGCTGTCCATTTGCTCTATTTTCACGATTGTCCTTGTCTTTGTGGGCGTGATAGGTGGGGACTATAGCAAATAAGAGGTCAATAGTCTTTTTTTTTCGTAGCGGATAGTGGACTCTTCGCCCCTTTTTCCATTTTCGCTTTTTCGGTGGGGCGGATGCTCCCACAACTTTGACCGACCGACCGACCCCCCTCCCCCCCCTGCAAAAATTTGAGAACTTTTTTCTGTGGACAACTCCGTTTGCAGAGGTACGCTTGTAAGTGCTTGATTTTCCTAGACATTTTCTGTAACTTGCAGATTGCTTACAAAATCCATTTAATACAATGTCCATTATGTTAACTCAAAATCACAGGAAGTATTACAAACGCACAGGAACTGAGACGCAAAATTAAACCAATCGGGGCAAATGTGGATAACTCCCATCCAAATCTGTGGATAACCTGTGGATAACTCGAAAATCGGCAAATCGGAATCTGGCAGGGAGGCGGAGAGGGAAAGAGGCGGAGGGTGCATTATTGGGGTACTTGATAATGATATTGATTCGCATTTACAAATATTAAAAAAGGCTAGGCAGAACACATAACTGGTAATGCCGCTAGAAAGCCTTTAAACAGGGCTAGAACAGGCTTTCACTCCTCGTCTGTATCTAGCCCTAGGAAATCAGATAAATCGTTCTGAGGTCTGTATCCAGCTTCCCATAAAACCGCAAAGGATTCAATGACCACTTTGAACCCTAACGATATGTCACCATCGCCAGCACAAGCAAGGATTGTCCTTTCAGCCTCACCGAGTTGCCGCTGAAAGTATTTGACATTCAAACTGGATGGTCTGCCTTTGCCCATCACTTCTTATGCGGCAAGTGAAACATCTTAGGCGGCTCAGTCCCACCATATACAGGCTCTAGGTCATCTTCCATGTCATCAAAGCCAGAGCCTGTACTGATGGGTGCTGTCTTCTTGAACATCTTGACCTGTGCCGTTGGGTCTAGTGCCTTCAACGACATGATCTCTTGGACAAAGGGGTCGGCTAGGACAATCTCGAACTCTTCCAATGTCCAGATCGTATGCAAGTCTTTGCGCTCACGCTGTAGGTCAAGGCTTTCGTTAACGGTCTGGACAACTGCCATGATTTTTCCATCCTGAGTTTTCCACTCCAAGAACTTGATGGGTGGATTCTGTGGCACTTCATTATCTGTAGCCCACTTCTCCAAAGCCTCATAACCTTTGACCATGCCTTGAACTGCTTTGCGTAGCCTATCAATATCTTTCTTGTCGGTAGCATCCCAAACCCTACCCATCTGCACCCAAAACTTCTCCCTAAACTCACTGTCAACTAAAGTAATCAATCTCTCGCAACCCCATTTCTGATGATGTTGCTCTTTCCTTGTCTCCAATTCGGTAAGGCAAGCACTGGCCTGAATATCCCAAACACTTGGCTCATACCTTTTCACCTCAACTTGGGGAACATCTTTTCTTGACTTTAAACGACTCATTTTTAATTTCCTTAAACAAAGAGACAAGGGGACAAAGGGACAGGAGACAAACCCCTTGTTATAGACAAGGGGAGGTTTGTCCCCATCTCCTCGGAGGGACATTTTGGGACATTGTCCCCATTTGTCCCCTTTGTCACTGTATAAATACACATATCAGAAATTCTCCGAACTAGCCTTCAACCATACCCAACCAGACCCGATTACCACCTTATTCACGCTAACAAGTCTCTCCCTTGCCCGCAACCAAGCCTTCTTGAAAGTGGGTTTATCCTCCTCAGTACAGCCCTTCATGCTCCAAAACTCAGCCTTCCAATCATCCAAACTCACTCCATACCGACTAGTACCATCTACTTCACGATATGAGCCTTTAGCTTTAATCACTTTCATTAACGAATCCATCTCCAAACGCTGATTTAGTCCAAAGCCAGCATTGTTTTTACTGGCTTTTGAGTTCCCACCAGCTATGTCTTGGTTGTGCCTGATAGCCAAACTGGTGTTAATTTCAAAGCCTAGCGTTGATGTTCCAATCTCCACCAGTACCACCTCAATGCCTAATTCGATGGAGTCTGCCCCATCCTTCTGTTTTGACACTTTGAGGATTGCGTTACCTATCACGCTCGCATCTGATGAGTTGATGACTGAATCCTGTCTCACGATCTCGAGCACCGTATCGCACCCACCTAGCAATGAACTATGCCCACGCAAACCTTTACTGATGTCCTTACCTGTATGGTGAATCACCAGCAAGGCACATTCAAATATCTCTTGCAACTTACCTGTTTGGGTGATGAATCCGCCCATATCCTCAGATGATGACTCGTTGAACTCACCGCCAGCCATCCTCATCAGGGTATCCAAGATGATGAGTTCTATGGGTTCACCTATCTCAGCAATCAGGTCGTTAATGGCATTGAGTAGTTCTGTGAAGTCCTCGGGTGACGATCTCAGGTTAAGTTGCGCCCTGATGATGTACAGGTTTGCGCCATCTGGACTCTGGTTCTGTATCTTGCAAGCCGACACCCTTGCGCCCATGCCGCCATACCCTTCACCAGATATGAATAAAACTGCGCCTTTTTTGGGTATTCTGTAACCCATCCAATCCCTACCAGTTGCTATCGCCTCTGCCAAATCCAAGGCAATAAACGACTTCCATGAGGCAGGGGGTGCGTACAGGGCTACGAATGCTTTCTTGGGGATGATCGACTCGACCAGCCACTCAACTGGCTCATCCTTGATTGAGTCCCAAGACTCGACCAGTAGCTTCTTTCGGGTATTGGGTTGCTGTTGCTGATGCTCTTCTTTGGGTTCATTGTTGTGGGTGAGGAAAGGGTCGGGGGGTGTTTCAATCAATCTTTGTGGAGTACGAACCTGATCTGTGGACTCCACAACTGGACAGGCTCGTGCCAAATCAATCAGCGTTTGCTTTTTATACCCATACTTATGAACCCACTCGTAAGCATCTTCTTTATGGCTCAAGTGTGGTAAATCCACCACCCTGATGCTTTTTACCACTGAAAGCAACGACTGAACAATCTTGTCTGCATAACCCCAACCAGCGGCATCATTGTCTGGCACGACAACAACATTTGCGCCAGCAAAGTATTGGTTCAGGTCTTGATTCCAACCTCCTGCACCAGCGTGCGAGGTGGTGGCTACTACCCCCAAACTGCACAAGGCATCTGCCGCCTTCTCACCCTCACAGATGTAGATTGCTCTACCCTCGGCAACTGCCTGTTGCACCTCTGGCAATCTGTAAGGCACGATTCTGCAATCTCCCAACTTCCCTACCCGACTGCCATCAGCCATGACTCTGAGAGTCTTATAGGTCTTACCTTTGGCATCAAAGGTCTTGTATCTTTGCTTGAGGAATAGGGGTAACTCGTTCTCGTCTGTGTAGACCCATTCATTCTCTAGGATTGGTATTGCTGGCATGATGGGTCTGACATTTGATAGGTATTCTGGTCTGTCTGGTAATGCTGGCAGTAAGCCCATGTCCTTGATGGTGCTGAACACTGATTGTTGATCGCACCCACCATGACACTTAAAGAGTATGTTGCCATCCTCACCATCTGTCACTGAGAGGGATGGGTTCTTGTCCCCATTGCCCTGACCATGATGAGGAACAGGACAACTTGCTAGGTAACCATTGCCTACCTTCTTTGCATTGCCCAAGGTAGTGGCTATTTGTTGTGCTGACATTTAGTTATCTTTCTGTAAGGATTCGCCATGCGGTTGCTGCGCAAAGTGGGACTTGTCCATTTCCAATGGCTTTAAGTCTGTCCACCCAATAGGCCATAGCATCACCTCTTCGCTGAAAGTAGGATGTGGATAGCATTGTCCGTGTAATTGGAACTCTAACTTGAACACATTTGGTAGGACTTTGTTGAATCCCTTTGGTCTTTTTTTGGTTATCGTGTGTCCATTGAAGTCCCTTGCTGTTGGCGTTGGCAACAATCCATATTCTGTCTCTGTTGTGTTGAGCGCCAATCTCGTTTGCTCCCATAACAGTCCATCTCGCATCAAACCCGAGGTCGGATAAATCTCCAAGGACTCTTCCGAGTCCGTTATTAACGAGCATTGGGCTGTTTTCCACGAATACGAATCTGGGTCGAACCTCGCTAACCACCCTCGCCATTTCTCGCCAGAGTCCTGATCTTGATCCGTCAAGTCCTGCGCCTTTTCCCGCTGATGACAAATCTTGGCATGGAAATCCTCCAGATACGACATCAACAATTCCTCGCCAAGGTTTTCCGTCAAAGGAACAAATGTCATCCCAGATTGGGAAAGGCGGGAGAATTCCGTCATTTTGTCTGGCGCACAATACGCTAGCGGGGTAGGCTTCCCACTCGACTGCACAGACTGTTCTCCATCCAAGCAGTTTGCCACCGAGTATTCCTCCACCAGCACCTGCGAATAAAGCCAACTCATTCATACCACCTACCAATTTACAAGAGACAAAAAAACCAGAGTTCTCCCCCGAAAACTCTGGTGCTGGTTGGTTCAGTGTTTAGCTGAACATCTCATCATCACTCATGGTTGGTGGTGCTGGCTTGCTAGGTGCTGGCTTGGCTACTGGCTTGGCTACTGGCTTTGGAGCATCAAAAGGTGATGCTGAATCATCAGTACCGCCATCTTTTTGCATAGCCGCTGGTCGTGCTACCCAACTCACCACCTCAAACAATGGCACTCGTGTAGTTCCCTTGCCGACCTTCTCAGGGCGTGAACCCTTGTACTCGACCACTGGCAACTTACCAGCATTGGCTGATTGCTGTGCTTGCACTTGCTTCCAGAGAGCCTCTAAGCCCATGTTAGCCCCTGCACCATTGGCTGAGAACTCTGCCACGCCCATAGTCTTGTTGTAGAAAGTTGCCCGAAAGCCACGCTTGTGCTCTGCACTTGGCTGAGAGCCTTTCTGACCAAGACTGCCATCAGGCAAGAATTCAAAGATGCCAGTAGCAATCAGCATCCAACCTGTTTCCAAGTTCTCATAGTCAAAGACCGACTTCTCGAATGTGAACTCACCATCTTGGTTAGTCCATGCGTTTGATTGGGGAGAGAAGCGAATGTAGTTGCCTGAGCCACCGCTGTTTGAAAGGTTTAAGTTCATTTGATGTTTCCTGTTAAAAGTTGAAGTTGAAAAATGTGACTGATGTCACTGTGGGGGATTGGGGTTGGGATTATTGACTAATACCCTTGTCTCTGGCAAGCGTCAATCCTGACGATATGCGAGAAGTTAAAGGTTCGATGGACTCCTTTAAGCCTTTAGGCAATAGTTTCTCTGCCTGTGCAGGGGTGATGAGTTCGGTCTTCGTTATCTCTTTGATGCTCATGCCAAGAAACATGAGATGCTTCATAGCCTCATCTTCTGATGTCCAAGACCTTAACGCTCTCTTAGGTGCGAGTTGCCATCCAGCAATCACCGCACCCTTTTCCATGCGTTTAAGGGCATGATCTCTCACCGCCTTGATGTAGTCCTCAACCATGTCGAACTTGGTCAGCAAGACGCTGATCTGTTCTTCTGTCAAGACTTCAACTGGTGGTGCAGAGTGAACAACCTCAACCATGTTTGCTTGTGCAGGGCAAATAGTCTTAGCCGCACAGTACTGGCAAGCAGAGTCAGAGGGTACAGGAGGGAATGCAGGGTTCAGGACATTCTCAATGGCAGGGGTCAGGATGTAATGCTCCCAATCAACGAGTTCCTGAGTTGTCATTGTGTGCTTGCGTACCTCACCATGATGGGGTTGGACAATCCAGAGTTCGATGGTGTCTATATCTTGGTATAGACCACCAGACTCCATAGCCGCCAATGCGTAGAGTTTGAGTTGTTCACTCTCAGCATCGACATACCCTCTACCAGTTTTCAGGTCTGCAATGATTAGCTTGCGTTTTTCTTTACTGATACCAATGACATCAGCAGTGCCACCGCATTTGTATGTAGGAGATTCTTGGTAGGGTAGGAATTGCTCAACCGATACAGTTCCCTTTCCCAACTCTTCCTCTATGTCCCAAATAGCTTTCAGATGCTGTTGTGCAAAGTCGCAGTTCTCCTCAGTCATCAGGATGCCCTCATAGACCTTGCCAACAAACCACATAGGGTCTAAATCCCTTTGATAGCAATGCTCTGCCAATGCATGAATGGCAGTCCCAATCTTTGCCGCCTCACCACTCTCTTGGTAAGGAACTTGTGCTGATAGCCTAACGCTTGCAGGGCAAGCAATGGTGCGTCCAATACCTGATGGTCTGATGTTTAGTTGCTTTGTTGCCATGACGATCTTTCGATGTGGTGATGTTCAATGAGTAATTGGTAGGCTAGTTGTCTGGTTTCGTTTGAGACTGCATGACCCAAGTCTTCAGGGTCAAGGATGCGTTTCAAGAACACAACAGTGTGCTGGTTTTGCTTTCGCTCTTGCTCAAGTTGTGAGGCAAGCCAGACGATGTGCTCACGCAAGGTTTGCCGTTCTTTTTCATCCATTGCGATACCCCCAAAGTGCAATCAAAGCAGAGTCCGATCTACCATCATCCTTGACCCTCTTGAAAAGGCTCATGTGTTCAGGGAACAACTCCATCGCCCTTGCTCTTGACCCATCCTTACCGCCAACAACACCCATAGCCTTAATCCAAGTCTGTGGGGTCATCATGGTGGTCTTGATTTGCAGGGCTGTAAGCACTCCCTCTACAACTCCAAGACTTCTGCCTAGAGAAAATACACTGGTTACGCCTTGCCCACTCATAGCGAATACCTTTTCGGTAAATGCCTCGTTGGGGTCAAAGTCCTTAACGATCTGAACCAGTTCAGGCACTGATACCTGACGCTTGTTCTTGCCGTTTCGGGTGAGGGTGACTGTAGGCATATCCTCAACCTTTACCAGTTCCCCATCAACTATGAGGGCTAGAGCACCATTCAGACCGCAATCAATACCAATGGTGCGCCTAGTCATGCAAACCTCTTAAAAATGCGTGACCAAATGTAACCACCACTAACTTTTGCCAAGAATTGCAATGCAACAATCTCAAGCATCAACCCACCAAAGGCAATAGTTGGGAATACTACAGAGTCAACCAATGCGCCAGCCGTATTTGAGCCATTGACACGCACCATCCAATCCTTACCTTTAAGGTACTGGTACGCAACCGCATCAGCTACCATTGATAAACAGAATGCCGCCAAAGATGCAAAGGCAATCATTCCTGTTGCTGGATTGATGGCATAAGAAACAATACTGGCAGTTGCAATCAACCCTCCCATCTTTATGGCTAAGTTGTCACCCTCCCAGAGATCGTGCAGTTTGTCTCTCAAAGATAAATCTAGACCGATCAAGACAAAGGCATTGACAAGGCTAAACCAGACACCTAGCCAAGCAACCAAAAGATTTGCGGCAACCAATGCGGCAATGTAAATGAATGCGTAAATCATAATAAAACTCCTTGTTCTACTTGGTGAAAACTCCAAACTGGTGGGGCATTGTGCGCCTCAATCCTACTTCTCATAACTTGCGCTCTTGCCTCTTTAGTTGGTGGCGGGTAATTCCCATTTCTCCACTTCCCATCCATCCCAACATTTCTAGCAATATTTGTGGAGTCAGCAGAGCAAAATGGCAACTTGGTAAAGATGGCAGGGTCAAGCATTCTCAAACCATGTAACTTGCATGATGGTCTGCCTTGGTCATCACAAATAATTCTCATGGCTTGACCAATTTTTGACCACCATTGAAAAGTTCCAATGGTTGAATATTCACCTGAACTACCAATGCAGACCCGAACATAGGTGTTCGCTAATTGCTCAAGCCTTTCAAGTGATTCATGCATATGCCAGACAGGTGCGCCAAACCAATTTGGTAGTGGGTTGTCACGCAATAAAGCATCATTGTCCTGCTCTGTGCCATCAATGACATCAGGCAAAACAGCAAAATCGCATGATGGTACTTTCTTGAGGTTCAATGCCCAATCGTAGAAAGGTTGCCAATTTGCAACAGGAGTTCCTGACTTCCATGCACTGAATGCACCATTATCAATTGCAAATGATTGACAGACATCTATCGCAGTTGATAGTTGATCTGGATGGGCAAAGGAAACAAAGGCATGACCAGCCTGTACAGCGTAGTTTGCAACAGGGGTTGGAGTGATGGGTAGCCCATGATAGTGAATCAAGAAATTAACCCCTTAATCGCCTTAAAACGGCTCTGAATCAGGGAATCTACCGACTCATCTAGCCGCCTGATGGTGGTGACAAGTGGTATGGTTTTACCTGTGGCATATCTGGAGACTTGAGCAGGGTGAAAGCCAGCATGACGAGCAACATCGGTGATGGTGTAGCCAGCTACTTCAGCCTTTTCCTTAATGTTTTCAATGGTTTGCATAGTTTGTGTGGTCATAGTGATGGGGGAGTCTATAGACTTTTAATTCATTGGTCAAGCCCTTTGTGATTTAATAGTTGAGTTAATTGTGGGGGATTAGTTACAGGGTAGTTGACAAGGTAGTTAACTGTGATATGATTCACCCATCAGCAACCCAAAAGGAGAATTGAAGATGAAATACAAACTCAACGTAGCCAGAGATGTAGATACAGATGAGCCTGACTCTTACATTCTTAATTTGCCACGCGGCTTTCGATTTGATGATGACCTTGTCCATGTGCGTGGTTTTGACACTATGCGCGAATTACGCGATGCAGTTAAAAACGAAGTAATTGCCTGTAGTTGCGCTGGCTGCAAACAATAACCCAACGGGGCGCAAGCCCCATCTTTCAACCTAAAAGGAGAATTGAAAATGAAATGCAAAGGTCAAGGTAAAAAAGAATATGTAGTTGTCATCAAAGAAGATGATGGCTCTAAGCGGGTGTTTTCTCACCCTGTCACCGAAAAATCTGCAGTGTTTATGATTCTTGGTTCTTCATTGCCACTGGACTATGTAGCCATTCGCCACATTGAAGAACTTGGCATCAAGTCCAATAAGCCTTGGACACACAACGCACCCTACAACTCTCAATTCCTTGGCGCACAGCCAGCAAGAGTTGGAGAAGATTACTGATGTACCAACTTGACGATTCAGAAGCAGAGGAGATCAAGTCTGAGGCTCGTCACCTCAGACGCTACCGAAACCTCTTGGCTAACCACCCCGACTGCCGTGACCCCAACCACCCAACCTGTGAACTCTGTGAGGAGAATGATGATGACTCAAATGACACTGATTGATTTACACATAATGTCAGAAGATGACAAATTACCAACTGATATTGCATTCAAAATTGTTG